ATTTTAACACCTGTTGCTGTATTTGAACCTGTTGATATAGATGGTTCTACTGTTGAAAGAGCATCTCTTCATAACATGAGTGTTATGTATGATACTCTTGGTAGAGACCCTTATCGTGGTGAGCGCATTAAAGTTATCAAGGCAAATATGATAATCCCGCAGATTACATGGGCAGATAAGAGATATTATGGTGAAATCATTGCGGCAGGCGGTTCTTGTTGTGATAATAATGGTCTAGATGGACTCTTTGTATGTCCGGCTTGCGGAAGCCTATGTGATATATATGTAACAGAATCTGGTGTTGAAGAACTTAGATGTGACAATCCTCAGTGTGATGGTAAATTAGTACAGAGACTTGATCACTTCTGCGGAAAGAAAGGTCTTGATATAAAAGGACTTTCAGAAAAAACTCTTGAAAAGCTTGTAGACTGGGGCTGGGTTAATGATATATCAGACATTCCTAAACTGAAGCAGTATGGCGAAGAATGGATGCATAAACCTGGATTTAGTTTTGTATCAGTATCTAAAATTTTAAAAAGTATTGATGATTCTCTTGCGGAAGCGCCACTCGCCGCATTTATCTCAGGACTTGGTATCCCGCTTATTGGTACTAAGGTAGCTAAACAGATATGTGAACACGTAGAAACATGGCGTGAGTTTAGAGATTTAATCCATAAAGATTTTGATTTCACTGAGTGGGGTGGATTTGGTTATGAAATGAATCGCGCATTGCATGATTTTGACTATGATGAAGCAGACGAGATTGTAGAATACATCACATTTAAGCCTGAAGAGCATCAGGACAAAAGTGTTAAATTAGATAGTAAGATTTTTGTAATAACTGGGAAGCTCACAAATTTTAAAAATAGACAAGAATTAGTTAATGTAATTGAAAATGCTGGTGGAAAAGTTTCAAGTTCTATTTCTTCAAAAACTGACTATTTAATTAACAATGATATTAATTCTACTTCTTCTAAAAACAAGAAAGCTAAAGAATTAAATATTCCTATTATAACAGAAAATGAGTTAATGGAGATGTTAAATGAATAGAGAGCAAAGAAGAAAATTTAAAAAGAAAATGGGTAAGAAACTTGGTAGTACCGCAGATAAAATTATCGAGTGGCATAAGCTGTATGAAGGTAAAGATGACGCCAAATTGGAACGACTCATCACTGACGAGATAAAGACGTTGGATTTTGATCAACTAATACTGCTTACGGAGTATATAGAAAGCTCAATAGGTGACGCGAACAGTTGAAAATTATGAAAATTTTTTATATAATATATGTATAAAATAAAGATGTGAAAAATACATACTTTATTGAGAAAATAAACAAAAAACAATAATATTTTTAAGGAGAAAAAAAGTTAATGAAAGACAACACAAAGACAGTATTTACTTATCTTAAGGAACATGATGGACAGAATATTATCGCAGCTGACATTGCAGAGGCAACAGGACTTGAAATTAAGTCAGTTAATGGTATCGTAACAGCAGCTCTTTGCCGCAAGGGTAAGGATTATGCAGTAAGAGTACCTGGTGAGATTGAAATTACAGATGAAGAGGGTAATGTTTCTCATAAGGCAGTTAAGTTTATCCAGCTTACAGAGAAGGGACGCGAGTCAACAATCGAGTCTATCGAAGCTGAGGAACTTGCAGCACTTCAGGCTAAAGCAGCAGCAAAGAACGCTCAGTAGTTCATATAGAGAATTAAATTATTCTAAATCTTTAAGGGTTAGGTTTTATATCTAACCCTTCCTTTCTATAAGGAGAAAATGATATGAAAACAGCTTTAGCACTTTCAATATTAATTATATTATTTATTATTGTCTATATAGTTTTAGCCCTTCAACTTCGCAAGAAAGTTGAAAAAGATTGTGAGACTGAACAAAAGAATAAAGAGCTTAAATGGGAATATCAAAGATTACGAGATTCTGTAGAACAACAGAGAAAAGCATTTACAGAATTAGAATCTAAAACAGAATCTTTAAAAGACCAAAAAGCTCAATTATATACGGAATTAAATGAATTAGATGAAATCGTTAATAAAGCAAAAGAGTCAAATGAACAGCTTGCGGGAGATGCTTATTCTAGTTATGTTGCTTTATTAGAGCAATCTTATGAAAAAGCAGAAAGTAATTATGATAATCAAATTGCAGAATTACATAATACACTATCTACAATACATCAAGAGCTAGATAAACTAAAAGCAACACGCGCAGCAGCTCATGAAGCTTTATTAAAAGAGCAAGAAGTTAAAGAGAATAAAAATAATTATAAGTTATCTCCTTCTCAAGGTGATTTAGCGGACGCCCGCCGCCTTGAATTAGTAAAGAGAGAGCTTAATAAACCACGTATCTTATCTATGCTTATATGGCAGACATATTGGCAACCTCTTGCTAAAAAGCAATTCCCGCTTATTCTTCAAGATAAGACGAAGTGCGGAATTTATAAAATAACAAACCAAATAACAGATGAATCTTATATAGGTCAGTCTGTTGATGTATATAAAAGATGGTGTGACCACTGTAAGTGTGGTTTGGGTATAGATACACCACCAGGAAATAAATTATATAAAGCAATTCAAGATTATGGACTTGAGAACTTTACTTTTGAATTATTAGTAGAGTGTCCACAGTCTGAATTAAATGAAAAAGAAAATTATTTTATTGAATTATACCAAGCAGATACATTTGGTTATAATGGCAACAAAGGGGTGACAAAATGAGTGAAAAAAATAAACAAAATAAGAGATTTATGGATAATAGAACTTTAAATGATGTAACTGTTAATGATTTACTTATACAAATGTTAAATAATACAGATACAACATTAGAGTCTTTAGAAGATGTTAGCGCAATTAAAGATTACCTTGATAGAGTTTTATTCTTAGGTGATGTTGATGAAGCTGCAGCAGAATCTATTACACATGTAATTAGATTTTGGAATGATGCAGATAAAGACATTCCAGTGCAAGATAGAAAACCTATTAAGCTTTTAATTGATTCTCCAGGAGGATCACTTGTTGGTGGGTTGATGATTGCAGATGCTATTAGATTATCTAAGACTCCTGTTCATACAATCAATATGGGTGCAGCATATAGTGCAGCATTACTTGTGTTTATAACTGGACATCGCAGATTTTGTTATCCTTCTGCAAGTTTTCTATTTCATGAAGGTTCTACTGGAGCATTATTTATGGACGCTGGAAAGTTTAGAAACTATGCTGCCTTTTATGACCAATTAATTCTGAGAATGAAAAATTACTTCTTAACTTATACAGATATGACAGAAGAGTTTTATATGGAGAAATATAAAGATGACTATTGGTTCTTTGCTCAAGAAGCTATAGAACATGGTTTCTGTGATGAAATATTGGAGGAGTTTTTATAGATGAAATTCGAGAATACTGATGTCTGGGGTTTCAAGCACGCTACCAGGGGGATGCGCAATCCCCTTGAGAGCTGGGCTAAAGGAGACACTGGGTATGCAATCAAAGAATATGAATTACATGATGGTGAAGAAAAAGTAGTATATGATAAAAGTCAGTTCGGACTTGGTCCAAATGATATTGACCTTATGCAGAGATTAATAAAAGGTGGACCTGAACATCGTAAGTTTATGCGTCAGATCATGGTTAGTGTAGACATCACCGCCCCGCTTTATTGGTACAAGGAGTTCGATACATATAAAGTAGGCACAACCGCAAACAGTACAAGTACAATGCACAAACTAGCTACAACTCCAATCACAATGGATTGCTTTGAAATGGACGATTTTGATGAGTCCGCAAAAGTTTATGATTGTGAGCCATACAATCCTGACGTATATATTAGAGAAGTATGGGAAGATACAGTAATTGTAGTATGCGAATATCTTCGTAGATCTTACCTTGAAACAAAAGATAAGAAATATTGGAAAGAGCTTATTCGTATCCTTCCAGAGTCATGGCTGCAAACCCGCACAATTACTATGAACTATGAAAATCTTTACTCTATTGTGCGCCAAAGAAAAGGTCATAAACTTACAGAATGGCAGTCATTTATAGATTGGGTTCATACCTTACCTTTTGCAGACGAATTAATCTTTTGTGAGTAATTTGCAATTTTTTAAAAAATTTGTTATAATTATTATAGAAAATGAAAAAAGAGGTAAAATAATTATGACAACAATTACAAAAGCAAAAGAATTTATTGATGAAATGTTTAATCAGCTTTACGGAGAAGCGGACACTGCAGTTGGTGCCGAGGAGATGGAACTTGCGCGAACTGCGCTTGATTTTTATGAAAATTATCAGAACAGTCAGCCAGCTAAGAAACCTATTACAGATAAGGGGATTGCTATTATCTTAGCCATGAGAGAGGTTGAAGATTGGATTACAGCTAAGTCTCTTGGAGAACAGATGGATATTTCTGGTCGTTCTGTATCTGGTTCTCTCAAAAAGCTCGTAACTGATGGTTATGTAGATAAGCGAGCAGGCAGTCCCGCCGCCTATAAGATTACCGAAAAGGGTATGACTTGTAATTTAGAGATTGAAGAAAATTGACAAATAAAAAAATTTTTGGTATAATATATGTATAATAAATTTAAGGAGAAATATAAATGAGAAAAAATGAAAATTCAATGAATATTGAGGGTAAGATTTATCAGTTTGATTTAAGTGAAAAAGAATCCGGACCAAACTCTAAGAACCCTGGAACAAAGTATCTCAGTGGAACCATTGATGTAGCCACAGGCATAGAGCTGGATAACATCATTCAGGTTCACTATTCTTATGTAGTTCCAACTTATGGTTCAGGAAAGCCAAACAACTCTTATGCAGCACTCAAGAAGATTATTGAATCTGGTAAGACAGTAGTAACAGATGGTTATGAGGAAGCTTGGACAGTTAAGCTCAATCCATCATATCAGACAAATGACTTCTATCCAGCTGGTCAGGAGCAGGTTGTATCTCAGCCAAGAAATGAGAGTGGATTTGTAACAATCGTTACAGCAGATAAGGCTAGACCAGAGGGCGATCCAGCTAAAAATAAATTCTCATTTGATATTGTTGTTAATAATGTCGTTGAGCAGGTTCCTGATGAAGGAGATTCATTTGTAGAGGTTAAGGGTGTTGTATTTAATTATAACAACACAGCAATTTATCCTGTTACATTAGTAGCAAGAAATAAAGATGCTATGCAGTATTTCCTTAATCTTGATGTAAATAAAGATAATCCAGTTTACACAAAGATTTGGGGTAAGATTGTTAACGTAGTAACAAAGGTTGAAAACACAGTTGAATCAGCATTTGGTCCAGCTCAGGTTGAAACTGCTGTTCGTAGAAAGAGAGAATATCTTATCACTGGTGCAAACCCAGTTCCATATATGTTTGATACAGCTGATACAATCACACGTGAGGAAATGCAGAAAGCTCTTCAGGATAGAGAGATTTATCTTGCACAGCAAAAGAAAAATGCTGAGGAATATAGAGCATCTAAGCAGTCTGGCGGAAATGGTGCTAGTCCTGCAGCTCAGGCAGCAAACGCAGTAAAGACCGGAGGTTTCAACTGGTAGAATCCAGTTGAAACTAAAAGGAGGGCTTGTGAATGGCAATAGATTTAAAAGCTATTAAACCTCATAAGGTTTCACGTGATTTACGTGGATATTCAGTATTCTTTTATGGAGAACCAAAAAGTGGTAAGACAACAATAGCAAGTAAATTTCCAAATGCTTTACTTCTTGCCTTTGAAAAAGGTTATAATGCATTAGCTGGTGTTATGGCTCAGCCAATTAATAGTTGGGCAGAATTTATTCAGGTAACAAGACAGCTTAGAGATGAAGAAGTAAAAAGTATGTATGAAACAATTATCATAGATACAGCTGATATTGCTTATGAATATTGTGAAAAATTTATATGTAGTAACAATGACGTTGATTCAGTAGGCGATATTGCTTATGGTAAAGGTTATACATTAGTTGGAAAAGAGTTTGATGAAAAATTAAGAAGTATCGTTCAGATGGGATATGGTATTGTTCTTATATCTCACGCAACAGACAAAGTATTTAAAGACGAGTCAGGTCAAGAGTACAATAAAATTGTATCTACACTTGATAAAAGAGCTAATAGAATTGTTGCAAGAATGGCTGACATTATCGGTTATAGTCGTAGTGTTACTGATTCAGAAGGTAATGATAGAACTCTTCTTTTTATGAGAGGTACTACAAGATTCGAGGCGGGAAGTAGATTTAAATATACCCCAGATTATATTGATTTTAATTATCAAAGTCTTGTAAATTGTATTGATGAAGCAATTAAAAAGCAGGCTGAAGAAGATGGACAAGATCTATTCACAGATGAACGAGAAAATAATTATATAG